TCTTTTAATAAAGAGTTGGAAGTCTCGATGATGTAGCGATTGATCGCTTGGGAGATGATCATTGTCATAAGTGAGGGTAATGAAGCAATTTTTTTCGTGCATCTGGGCTTCATGCATACAACGCATAGCCCATTGACGAGATTTTTCAAGTCTGCAGCCAATACATTGGCCGCAGGGAATTTGGAGGGAATGACTTACGTCAATCCCTCTATTTTTAATGCTTTTCGTGTCCGAAAAGACAAGTTTAGATTGATTAGCGGCTTTATAAGCCGTAATAGGGTGATAACAAGGCATGTGAGGTGCCTGAAGACTTTATTAGAGTCTCCAGCCCCCACGCTGAGGAGCTTTTTGCATATTAGCCGCCTTAGTGCGTTTTGCGTTATGACGAAAGGTCTTAGCAGACTTTCTTTTTAATACAGATTTACGATGTAATGTACGCATTTTTTTTAGCCTTAGTTATTGATATTTTAGTGGTTGGTGTCACCTAGCACAGTTACATCAAGTAGGTAACTGTGCTTCCTCGGTTTTGACAGGGTCAGAAACCTCGATTTTAGGGTCTACAAGACCCAATTTTTCAGCTTCAGCACGATTTTCGTCATTAGATAAGAAATCGATGAGCTGAGCTGGATCGTTGTTAAAGCGCGTACGAAGATCGGCTGGCAAAGCCATAAAGCCGTCTTCAGCCGCGATAACGGCATTAAGGGCAGACTGATAGTCGCCAATGCCTGTAAAGTCGCCATAACGAGGCGATAAAGGGCTTTGAGGCAAAAGCCCAGTAATGTTGAATTGACGAAGAATATTATTAATATCCGTTTCGTCTTTGTAATGCTGCTGAGCCAGCGATGCATCCTCACAATGCAAAGCTGACTCATTTGTTGCAGCATTCGTATCATAGTTATAAGGTGTACGTAAAAATGGAGGAATAATTTTCATTTTTATTGTCCTGGTTGAGAAGTTAAATTGCCGACATTAGGTCGGAATGAGTTGGAAAATTTAGGTTTAATAGTATCTCTAATAGCTTTAGCGGAATTAGCAGCACCACTAATAGCACTAACAACTTTTTCACCAGTTTTAAGATCAGGCAAATCGGTATAAGCTTTACCGATTGCAACAGCCTCTGGCTGTGTAGCTGCAGTATAAGCAGCTTGAGCACTACTTGCAGCAGAAAGTGCATTGTTGCGTTTAATTTGTGACGCAACTTCGTTCACAAATAGTTTGTGACCGGGTAATTGTTCAGATTCATTGGCAGCTTTAACCAATGATAAATTCATGTTTGCACGATTTAAATCTTCTTGTGAACCAGCAGCAGCAGCTTGTTCACGTTTAAGCTGAATATCAGCTTCAGTAAGAGCAGTTTGATTTTTGGCTTCAGTACCGATTTTATAACCGGCCTGAGCAGAAGTAGCAGCAGCGCCTAAAGCGTTCTGCATTTCAGCTTTTGCACCAACGGGAGTAGAAGCACCTCCTTGACTATAAGCAAGCATTGGGTTTAAACCCGCAGCTTGCATGTCGGCAACCGCCCGTTGATAAGCAGTATTAGACATTTCTTCCTGAAAGCCTTGCTGAATTTGAGCTTGTTGGGCATTTGCTTTATTGGTCTCTCTCGTACCAAAATACGAGAGAAGACCTCCAGCAAGTCCACCTGTTATTTCGCCTAACATCAGAAATGATCAATTAAGCCAGGTACAGAGTACATAGGCATTGGACGTGTCTTTCTTACATCAAAGAAAGAATCAAAGATAAACTGCTGTCCGTTAGCAGCAGAGCCGACTGCAACCACTCGAGAAACTGGAGGGTTGTCTTGGATAAATGTTGAATTAAGTGTTGGCAAAGAGGTGAACTTCTGAGCCAAATGCCATCCATCAATAGTGCCAGAAGCAGTAGAGCGGAATAAAGAGGAAATACGAGAAGGGTTGTAACGGTACTCAGCCCAACGTTCCTGATAACCAAATACATCGTTATCAGTAGAAGTACCAGTGACATAAATTTCCTTATTAAGAACAGCTTGTTCACCTAAAGTAGCAAAAGCTGGGAAGTAAAAGTCGTATCTAGTAGAGCGACTCCACATTTTTGAAAGACCTTGTTGATAAGTAAGGTCAGCACGGACTGAAACGAGTCCGATAATTACGCCATGCTCAGTAAACGATTGAGTAAAGCCATGATTATGAGCAAGGGCAGTACCCATAGCAGCAAGTGTGCCCATAGGGGTAGTTGTTCCACTTGCATTCGTACCTGACGTTTGCGCAATGGGGTTAATGTTAATAGTAGTAGAACCACCACCAATATACTCAGGACGCTGTAAGCGAGCATCGGGTGAAATAACTCCGAAATGGGAGCGGATGATTTCTGTATAACGAGTTCCTCCACGAGCATCCCTTTCTAAGAGTTTTTGAATTTGGAAAGATTGACGTAATTGATTAATAGTAGCAGCCGTAGCTTGTGATAAGTCTGCATAAATATTAGTATTAAAATTAAATGGACCTGATCCGGTAGGAACCGAATTGGTTGAAGGCCATTGACGACCACCACTGGATTGATAAGTATCAGAAACAATAGGAGCAGACGTACCTAACGGCAATGTAACGCTAGCACCCTTTTGAGGCCAAGGAAGTGCGCTTGTAAAATAATCTTTGCGTTTACCACGCTTGAGAAGTGTGTAGTCAGTAACAGTATCAGGACCATCGTCCAAATCGACTACAACAGAATCCTGTAAATTTTCATCACGGAACCATTCGTTCCAAATTAGATTGTAAGCACGTGGCCAAAAAGCACAGTGACTTACAGTTTGTCCGGCAGTAACCTGACCGACAGTAGGCAAGCCCATATAGTCTTGCAAGGAGCCTATTGCATAGCCTCCAGTAGGTGACACTTGTTGAGGAACCACATAACTGATTGAATCAGTTGGATTCGCCTGTTGTCCCATGAATTTTTGCCAGTTATTCCATACTAGACGATTTGGGACAAAGAAGAAGAACGAATCTAGAATCATATTATCCATAATTGGATAAAGAGGTGTTGCGAGACGGGCAAATGCCGTCATATTTAATTTAAATGTATCTCCAGGGAGAACTTCGTCCACATATACAGGGACGAGATTACCAGCATCAAAAGTAGTTTTATGTGTTGATTGACAATCGAAAGAGCTTCGAGGAATGTCAGCTTTTGGAATCATCGTAAATTGATGAACGTTTACCGATTTATTGCGATGCATGGATTTTTAGCTCCGTGGGTTATTGGGGGAGAAATGTACCATTTCTCTCCCCTTTGGTTTTAAGCAGTAGTTTTAACTTGTTTGCCTAAGGTTAATAGTTTTGGTTGATCATGTAAAGAGAAAAGACCAGTATTGTCATCGAATTCTCCTAGCTCATATAGATCAAAATCGTCTGAATGGTTATACATTTGATTGTCTTCAGATTGACGATTTATTTCATCAGAAAATGAGCGGATTGCGATTCCAGTGGATGGAACGAACATTGGTCGTCCATAAGCATCGGCAGCGCGGTCTTTTACAGTACATAAGGTTAATTTCATGAGGTTGTCCTTTTAAGTGAGGGTACGTTTAAGTTTTTGAAGTTTTGCTTGGGTAACTTGCTCTTTAACGGCAAGTCTTTCCCAAGTATTATCTTCGAGGTTAAGTTTAGCACGTTGTTCACGTGAGTATAGTAATTCATCATATTCATAAGGATAGTCAGTTTTATATTTTTTGTCATAGAATTTTGGAGGTCTGACTTTTTTTCCACGAACTACCACGTAGTCGTGAGGGTATACGTCGGAACGATATTTTTTGTACCACTCAGCACCGATACCGGGTTTTAAGGACATTTTGTTGTATTCAGACGACATCTGAATAATTTCGCCTGTTTCAAGGCTTGTGTATTGATAGTGTTTATGTGCTTCTTTACCAGTTTGTTTTTTCATAATGTATCTAGCCACGTACGCAGCTGATTCAAAGTTAACATCTCCAATGGAGGAATAACCAAATGGCCAGAGGGTTTCAAGGTCATCGGATCTATATATGAGAGAACCAGAGGAAGTCCTTTTCCATAATTTCTTATCATGAAAGTCGAATCCGAAGATACAGGCATGGTAGTGAGGGCGGCCGAAATTTTCGCCATATTCTCCAGCCATGTAATAGCGTATTGTTGAAGTTGGATATCGCTTTCGCAATCTTTTAATAAAGAGTTGGAAGTCTCGATGATGTAGCGATTGATCGCTTGGGAGATGATCATTGTCATAAGTGAGGGTAATGAAGCAATTTTTTTCGTGCATCTGGGCTTCATGCATACAACGCATAGCCCATTGACGAGATTTTTCAAGTCTGCAGCCAATACATTGGCCGCAGGGAATTTGGAGGGAATGACTTACGTCAATCCCTCTATTTTTAATGCTTTTCGTGTCCGAAAAGACAAGTTTAGATTGATTAGCGGCTTTATAAGCCGTAATAGGGTGATAACAAGGCATGTGAGGTGCCTGAAGACTTTATTAGAGTCTCCAGCCCCCACGCTGAGGAGCTTTTTGCATATTAGCCGCCTTAGTGCGTTTTGCGTTATGACGAAAGGTCTTAGCAGACTTTCTTTTTAATACAGATTTACGATGTAATGTACGCATTTTTTTTAGCCTTAGTTATTGATATTTTAGTGGTTGGTGTCACCTAGCACAGTTACATCAAGTAGGTAACTGTGCTTCCTCGGTTTTGACAGGGTCAGAAACCTCGATTTTAGGGTCTACAAGACCCAATTTTTCAGCTTCAGCACGATTTTCGTCATTAGATAAGAAATCGATGAGCTGAGCTGGATCGTTGTTAAAGCGCGTACGAAGATCGGCTGGCAAAGCCATAAAGCCGTCTTCAGCCGCGATAACGGCATTAAGGGCAGACTGATAGTCGCCAATGCCTGTAAAGTCGCCATAACGAGGCGATAAAGGGCTTTGAGGCAAAAGCCCAGTAATGTTGAATTGACGAAGAATATTATTAATATCCGTTTCGTCTTTGTAATGCTGCTGAGCCAGCGATGCATCCTCACAATGCAAAGCTGACTCATTTGTTGCAGCATTCGTATCATAGTTATAAGGTGTACGTAAAAATGGAGGAATAATTTTCATTTTTATTGTCCTGGTTGAGAAGTTAAATTGCCGACATTAGGTCGGAATGAGTTGGAAAATTTAGGTTTAATAGTATCTCTAATAGCTTTAGCGGAATTAGCAGCACCACTAATAGCACTAACAACTTTTTCACCAGTTTTAAGATCAGGCAAATCGGTATAAGCTTTACCGATTGCAACAGCCTCTGGCTGTGTAGCTGCAGTATAAGCAGCTTGAGCACTACTTGCAGCAGAAAGTGCATTGTTGCGTTTAATTTGTGACGCAACTTCGTTCACAAATAGTTTGTGACCGGGTAATTGTTCAGATTCATTGGCAGCTTTAACCAATGATAAATTCATGTTTGCACGATTTAAATCTTCTTGTGAACCAGCAGCAGCAGCTTGTTCACGTTTAAGCTGAATATCAGCTTCAGTAAGAGCAGTTTGATTTTTGGCTTCAGTACCGATTTTATAACCGGCCTGAGCAGAAGTAGCAGCAGCGCCTAAAGCGTTCTGCATTTCAGCTTTTGCACCAACGGGAGTAGAAGCACCTCCTTGACTATAAGCAAGCATTGGGTTTAAACCCGCAGCTTGCATGTCGGCAACCGCCCGTTGATAAGCAGTATTAGACATTTCTTCCTGAAAGCCTTGCTGAATTTGAGCTTGTTGGGCATTTGCTTTATTGGTCTCTCTCGTACCAAAATACGAGAGAAGACCTCCAGCAAGTCCACCTGTTATTTCGCCTAACATCAGAAATGATCAATTAAGCCAGGTACAGAGTACATAGGCATTGGACGTGTCTTTCTTACATCAAAGAAAGAATCAAAGATAAACTGCTGTCCGTTAGCAGCAGAGCCGACTGCAACCACTCGAGAAACTGGAGGGTTGTCTTGGATAAATGTTGAATTAAGTGTTGGCAAAGAGGTGAACTTCTGAGCCAAATGCCATCCATCAATAGTGCCAGAAGCAGTAGAGCGGAATAAAGAGGAAATACGAGAAGGGTTGTAACGGTACTCAGCCCAACGTTCCTGATAACCAAATACATCGTTATCAGTAGAAGTACCAGTGACATAAATTTCCTTATTAAGAACAGCTTGTTCACCTAAAGTAGCAAAAGCTGGGAAGTAAAAGTCGTATCTAGTAGAGCGACTCCACATTTTTGAAAGACCTTGTTGATAAGTAAGGTCAGCACGGACTGAAACGAGTCCGATAATTACGCCATGCTCAGTAAACGATTGAGTAAAGCCATGATTATGAGCAAGGGCAGTACCCATAGCAGCAAGTGTGCCCATAGGGGTAGTTGTTCCACTTGCATTCGTACCTGACGTTTGCGCAATGGGGTTAATGTTAATAGTAGTAGAACCACCACCAATATACTCAGGACGCTGTAAGCGAGCATCGGGTGAAATAACTCCGAAATGGGAGCGGATGATTTCTGTATAACGAGTTCCTCCACGAGCATCCCTTTCTAAGAGTTTTTGAATTTGGAAAGATTGACGTAATTGATTAATAGTAGCAGCCGTAGCTTGTGATAAGTCTGCATAAATATTAGTATTAAAATTAAATGGACCTGATCCGGTAGGAACCGAATTGGTTGAAGGCCATTGACGACCACCACTGGATTGATAAGTATCAGAAACAATAGGAGCAGACGTACCTAACGGCAATGTAACGCTAGCACCCTTTTGAGGCCAAGGAAGTGCGCTTGTAAAATAATCTTTGCGTTTACCACGCTTGAGAAGTGTGTAGTCAGTAACAGTATCAGGACCATCGTCCAAATCGACTACAACAGAATCCTGTAAATTTTCATCACGGAACCATTCGTTCCAAATTAGATTGTAAGCACGTGGCCAAAAAGCACAGTGACTTACAGTTTGTCCGGCAGTAACCTGACCGACAGTAGGCAAGCCCATATAGTCTTGCAAGGAGCCTATTGCATAGCCTCCAGTAGGTGACACTTGTTGAGGAACCACATAACTGATTGAATCAGTTGGATTCGCCTGTTGTCCCATGAATTTTTGCCAGTTATTCCATACTAGACGATTTGGGACAAAGAAGAAGAACGAATCTAGAATCATATTATCCATAATTGGATAAAGAGGTGTTGCGAGACGGGCAAATGCCGTCATATTTAATTTAAATGTATCTCCAGGGAGAACTTCGTCCACATATACAGGGACGAGATTACCAGCATCAAAAGTAGTTTTATGTGTTGATTGACAATCGAAAGAGCTTCGAGGAATGTCAGCTTTTGGAATCATCGTAAATTGATGAACGTTTACCGATTTATTGCGATGCATGGATTTTTAGCTCCGTGGGTTATTGGGGGAGAAATGTACCATTTCTCTCCCCTTTGGTTTTAAGCAGTAGTTTTAACTTGTTTGCCTAAGGTTAATAGTTTTGGTTGATCATGTAAAGAGAAAAGACCAGTATTGTCATCGAATTCTCCTAGCTCATATAGATCAAAATCGTCTGAATGGTTATACATTTGATTGTCTTCAGATTGACGATTTATTTCATCAGAAAATGAGCGGATTGCGATTCCAGTGGATGGAACGAACATTGGTCGTCCATAAGCATCGGCAGCGCGGTCTTTTACAGTACATAAGGTTAATTTCATGAGGTTGTCCTTTTAAGTGAGGGTACGTTTAAGTTTTTGAAGTTTTGCTTGGGTAACTTGCTCTTTAACGGCAAGTCTTTCCCAAGTATTATCTTCGAGGTTAAGTTTAGCACGTTGTTCACGTGAGTATAGTAATTCATCATATTCATAAGGATAGTCAGTTTTATATTTTTTGTCATAGAATTTTGGAGGTCTGACTTTTTTTCCACGAACTACCACGTAGTCGTGAGGGTATACGTCGGAACGATATTTTTTGTACCACTCAGCACCGATACCGGGTTTTAAGGACATTTTGTTGTATTCAGACGACATCTGAATAATTTCGCCTGTTTCAAGGCTTGTGTATTGATAGTGTTTATGTGCTTCTTTACCAGTTTGTTTTTTCATAATGTATCTAGCCACGTACGCAGCTGATTCAAAGTTAACATCTCCAATGGAGGAATAGCCAAATGGCCAGAGGGTTTCAAGGTCTGCGGATCTATAAATGAGAGAACCAGAGGCAGTCCTTTTCCATAATTTCTTATCATGAAAGTCGAATCCGAAGATACAGGCGTGGAAGTGAGGTCTGCCGAAGTTTTCGCCATATTCTCCAGCCATGTAATAGCGTATTTTTGAAGTTGGATATTTTTTTCGGAGTCGCTTAATAAAGAGTTGGAAGTCTCTGTGATGTAGCGATTGATCGCTTGGGAGATGTGTATCGTCATAGGTGAGGGTAATGAAACAGTTTTTTTCGTGTAATTGGGCTTCATGCATGCAACGCATAGCCCATTGACGTGATTTTTCAAGCCTGCAGCCAATACATTGTCCGCAGGGTATTTGGAGGGAATGACTTACGTCAATCCCTCTATTTTTAACGCTTCTCGTATCCGAGAAGACGAGTTTAGATTGATTAGCTGCCTTATAGGCAGTAATTGGGTGATAACAAGGCATGTGAGGTGCCTGGCGCTTTTTTAGAGACGCCAGCCTCCGCGCATTGGCGCTTTTTGCATATTTGCAGCCTTAGTATGGCTGGAATGACGACGAAAAGTCTTAGCTGACTTTTTCTTATTTGTATGTCTGCGACGCATCATTTTTTATATCCTTGTTTATCGTATTTTAGTGGTTTGGTGTCACCTAGCACAGTTACATCAAGTAGAGTAACTGTGCTTGCGGTCATTTGACCGCTTCAGAGGCGATTTCCGCCTCTACTTTTTGTTCATTTTGAATGATTTTTGCATCAACTAATCCTAGTTTGATTGCCTGGTCTTTATTTTCTGGATTATCCAAGAAATTGATCAATTGTTCAGGATCATTGTTGAAGGAAGCCCTAATTTGAGCCGGTAAGCCGTCAAATCCTTCTTGAGCGGCGATAACGGCATTAAGGGCAGTATGGTAATCAGAGATACCTGAGAAATCGCCATAGCGAGGTGATAAAGGAGCTTCTGGAAGTAAACCAGTAACATTAAATTGACGAAGGATATTATTAATATCACATTCGTCTTTAAATTGTTGTTGAGCCAGAGATGGCTCCTCACAAGCCACCCCCGACTCATTCGATGCGACATTAGTGTCGTAGTTATAAGGTGTACGCAAAAAAGTTGTTTTCATTTTATTTACCATGGTTTAATTGCTTTGGTTGCAGAGTTAAAGACTTTTCCAGCATCTGAGGCGTAAGGGCGGATTTTACCGTATGCAGTTTTGGCCACTTCTTCATCAGGGGATCCAATAGTGGTACGTTGATTAACATTACGAGCATTAGCGTGACTGAGTAAAGCATCAGCACGGTTACGAATAGATTGAGTAGAAACCTGTTCAGTTTGTTCACGTAAGAGAAGCTCACGTGCAACTTCATTTTTGAATTGTTGAGATATGTTTGGCATCCCAAGAATGATCGAAGCAGTTTCAGCATCTGTCTTTTTTGCCTGTTGTTCAGTGAGGGTAGTATTAGCAACAGTCTGGGTGGCTTGTGTATCTTTAAGGTTAGTATCGGCAGCCAAAGCAGAGTATTGAGCGAAAGAATTTACGGCAGCGGAAACTGGACTTTTAAAATTAGCAGTGGACACCTGCCCCATAGCACCAGTTGGGGTACCCGCTCCACCTTGAGTAGCGACAAGCATAGGATTAAGTCCAGCTTTTTTCATGTCTTCCATTGCAGTTTGGTATTGCGTTTGACGCATACGTTCTTGGAAATCCATTTGCTTTTGAGCTTGTTCAGCACTAGCTTGGTTAGCAGCCTGGGCAATATCCCAGGACTTTTGATTGGTTTGTTGTTGACCAACGAAACCGAGCACGGAGCCTAAAGCTCCGGACGCGGCACTGCTGATTCCATCGAACATTCCCATTAGAAGTGATCAATTAAGCCAGGTACAGAGTACATAGGCAATGGACGAGTCTTTCTAACGTCAAAGAAAGAATCAAAGATAAATTGTTGGCCATTTGCGCCTGCACCTACAGCAACAACACGAGAAACCGGGGGGTTTTCTTCAATAAATGTATTTGCTAATGTTGGGACAGAAGTAAATTTTTGGGCTAAATGCCATGCATCTATAGTTCCGGCAGCAGTACTGCGAAATAAAGAACTAATACGAGAAGGATAATAACGATATTCTGCCCAACGTTCTTGATAGCCGAATACCGTGTCGTCTTGTGCAGTGTTTCCAGTAACATAAATTTCCTTATTGAGGATGGCTTGTTCGCCTAAGGTTGCAAAAGCAGGGAAATAGAAATCATAACGTGTGTTACGAGACCACATTTTTGCTAGACCTTGTTGATAAGTAAGGTCAGCACGTACGTTTACAAGGCCGATAATTACGCCATGTTCAGTAAACGATTGAGTAAAGCCATGATTATGAGCCAGGGCAGTACCCATAGCAGCAAGGTTGCCCATAGGGGTAGTTCCGCCAGTAACGCCAGTAGCTGAAGTTTGAGCAATTGGATTGATATTGATTGGGGTTGAACCACCACCAATGTATTCAGGACGTTGTAAGCGAGCATCAGGGCTAATAACGCCGAAATGGCTACGAATAATCTCAGTGTATCGAGTACCGCCACGAGCATCGCGCTCAAGAAGTTTTTGAATTTGGAAAGATTGACGTAATTGGTTAATAGTTGCTGCAGTTGCTTGTGAAAGATCTGCATATAAACCTGAGTTTCCATCTTGAACAACTCCTAAAACAGAGTTGAGAGTTACAGAACCAGTCGGTGCAGAAGCACGAGCTGGAGTTGCATAAGCATCATTCCATGGTCCTAAAGCACCAGATGCGTTAACAGCTAATCCTGAACGCTGCGCACCAGTACCGTTCCATAAACCGAGAGCTTCGCCATTACCATATACAGGAGCTGTAGTACCTAAAGGTAAAGTTACAGATGCGCCTTTCTGAGGCCAAGGTAAAGCAGAAGTAAAATAATCTTTACGTTTACCGCGCTTTAATAATACATAATTTGATACATTGTCGGGGCCATCACCAGTATCTACAACTTCAGAATCTTGTAAATTTTCATCACGGAACCATTCGTTCCAAATAAGATTGTAAGCACGTGGCCAAAAAGCACAGTGACTTACAGTTTGTCCGGCAGTTACCTGACCGACAGTAGGCAAGCCCATATAGTCTTGCAGAGAGCCGATGGCATAACCACCGG